GGTGTATCGGTGAGGTTCGTTGTTTGATTCGAGCGCCAGAACGCGCTGAAGGCCGATTTTGGTGATGAGATTGATGCGGTACTGCTGCTGATTGCCGGATAGCTGGACATTACATCGATGACACTGTTTTGAAATATTATCTTCGTGATACCGGAGGTGTGATGCCTTGCCTCTTGACCGGTAGTGCCCTGCCTCCCACTGAACCGTTTCCCACGTCCCGCAACTGATGCACGGAAGCTCTCTGTCTCTTTCCCTGATGTAGTCATTCACTACGCGCTGTGTCATATCCTCCCAGTGCTTTAAGGGCTTGGCTTCAGCTTTCCGGTTGCGCCAGGCTAACCTCTCTGCCTTCTCGCGCTTTTGCGCTTCAGCTTGTTTGCCAAAGATAATTGAGCATTGGACGCCACAGACTTTCTGGAGAGAACTTCGAGGGGTGTATTCGGTAGAGCAGATTGGGCAGGTCTTCGGCTTCGGCGGCTTAATGCCTTTAGCCATGCCTCCCCCTAAATTTATTTACATCCCATATCCACACCTGAAGGGCCATTGAAAGGTATGAGGGAAGCCGCTTGTATCGCTCAAAGTCATCGTCAATCATCTTCACCCTGACTCGATAGACCCACTCAACTCTCCATAGCCATGCTGCGGAGGCAAGTAGTATTAGAATTGCGTCAGCCATCATTCTCTCCTGTCATTGTGAAATTTGGGTGTAACATCGTCCACAGGTCGAGACATGAGGTGCATGCGTAGACTTCGGCATCCAGCAGCTGAACAGAGCAACCAGCGCATACAGAAGCAGATGGCTCGCCAGCGCCAGTAGGCGGATTTGATTGGCTGGTCTCTTTCATGGTCTTCCCATTTCATATCGCACTCGCAGCTTTCGCAGCTTATGCCGTAGTGATGTTTGTCTTCAGAGGTGAGGATGGTGTAGCAGCGCTGGCAGCGTTCACGCATTCGGATTCTCCTTTTCCATCCACAGCAGGAACAGCAGGCAGCAAACTGCGTGTGCCAGATGCGGCAGGCCGCTTTCGCTGTCGTTCTTCTCACCTTCCCACCATGCGGTTACATGTCGAATCGCCGCGTCGAAGTATCGGGTCTTTGCGTCAGGCACGGTTTTCCAGTTGCCCGGCGCGTATTTTTTGGCACCAAACTCCAGCACATCGATAACGGATTTGATGGCGCATACCGGAACCAGGCTGAACCGCCACTTTCCAGAGTCGTGCTTTGTGGTCATCGCGATTTCCTTATCCTGTCAGCCACAGCCCGGCGCAACCGTGCAACGTAATTGCAGGTTGTCACTTCGGATTCATTAGGGATTTTGTGGCGGCGGCGTTTCTGGCGGGGACACTTCAGTTCGGCGTGTTCACATGCTAAGAAGGTGATGCTAATTTGCCGGCGCATGTCCACCTCTCACCCTGTTCAGCAGGCTCTGGAACTCTGCCATATTGGGATTGACGCCGAAGCCTCCTGGCGTTGCTCCAGCGCGATATTTGCAATCGCTGTAGCTGATGTGTGACTTAACAATGTGGTGTCCGCCCGTCAGTGTATGCAGGACCGTCAGCACGTCCTTCCTGCTTGCAAACGCTGATCGAGAAACCCGGTCGAGAATTTCCGTTGTGCCGTGCCATTTGCCGTCTGCCAGAACTTTGTGAATGTCTGCTTTGATTTTGCTCATGCTGCCCTCCCGAACCTGTTCGCCCACTCGGCAGCGCGCGCGGATTCATCGCTGAATCGAACGTTCTGCTCTGCGCCGAAGGCATGGATAATTGTGATGAGGTCGCGCATCTCGCTGACGCGCATTTTGCTGGTCGACTGACCGAGGACTACAAAGCCGCCATTGATGCCGGGAACCGTCTCCTGCTGCTTCAGGGCTGCGCTGAAAACATGCTTCCACGACTCCGCATCCATCTTCCTCCCGTACCACACCACCTGCTGTGAAATATCATGCAGGCAGGCCCAAAGCATGCGGTTTTGCGCAAGGCTTCTGGTGTCTTCCTGGATGGTTATCTGCAGAGGTCGGTCGGGATTGGTGGGGAGGTGCTGGATGGCGGTAATGCAGTTCTGTTTGAGGCTGCTGTTACGAAGCAGATATGTCTGTTTCTCCATCGCGCTTGTCTCTCTTCAGTGCGTCGCCCAGCACCTTGCGCATCACCGCGGGGTAGCAGGTGAAGTCGTGGAACTTGCGGCCGTGGATGATTACTTCCTGCAGCAGGGCTTCGAATTCGTCATCTGGCAGGAGATAGGTAGATTTCTTGAGGGGGATTACGTTGTTCATGGTTTCCTCCGGTGTTCATCTGTTTCCGGGATCGGGAACTGCCCTACAGGAGATGCCTCACAGCGAATGCACCACTTGTTCCACCATGGTTGCCCTTCTCGGTATCGCTCAGGTGGCTTCTCCATTCCGCAGCGATCACAGCGGTAATGTGGCTTATGGCTCATTCCTCCTCCTGCTTGCTGCTTAACGCTGCTTGCCATCCATCTCGCCAAATCTCCCAGCTGGTTTCGACAATGTCCGGGCTTGGATAGTCGTCCGGATGCCAGCCGGTGTGATCTTCGAAGCTCTCAGCGAATAGCTCTCTCTGCTGCCGCTCCAGCTCATCTTTGTCGCTCATCGACTGGACTCCATCAGGGATTTAATCAACTCAATACTCGCGAGCAGTAGAGCGGGACCAATCATTACGATGGCCTGCCACGGCTGAAGGTGGGAATCGCCGCCATACTGGGCGATGAAAAACATCAGGCTTAATGGAATCCACACTATGGAGATTTTGATAGCTGTCATCATTCTTCCTCTCCTCGCTCGCGTTCCTGCCGCTCCAGTACTGCCAGCGCAATCTCAAGGGTGTCGCGTGATGCTTTCCACACTATCCATGCCATATCAACATCGCCATCTGCGTAATTCGCTCCACCATTCGCTCTTGTTAGATTCGGCGCCCCAAATAAATTAATCCAGTGTTCAAACTGCTCTCTGCACTTCTTAGCGGTTAGCTTGTTCATTTGGTGGCTCCTTTCTGTGCTGCGATTGCCTCTGCGCATTTCTCAGCTAATTCGATAGCCACGTCGAAGCCTGCGCTCATGTAGATTTCTGTCACATCCTTTGGATTATCGTCCGATGCGCGTTGCTGTCTGGCTGCATGAACGAAAGCCATGATGCCGGCCACCATTGAATCGATGTCGTGTACCTTTTCCATCAGAATCCCCTCAGATGGTCTTCAAGTCGCAACGCATTGTCAGCGGCCATCCTGCGCGCACTGTCGAGCCGCAGTTGCTCATCTTCGTTTTCAGCTGTGACCAGAGTTAGCTCTGCTGCGATCCGGTAAAACATCGCTTTTGCTCTTTCGAGTGCCATCTGGTCTTCTTTGGTTCGATTAGCCATTGCTGCCTCCATAGCGCCAGTCGTTGGCCGGCTGCTCTTTGTTCTTGTTGTCGGAATACTGACGCGCCGCTGTTTCCTGGTCGATGTTGACGAAGTGACCATTCTTCCAGCCCATGTAGAACGTCTTTGGCTGGCCGGAGCGGTATTTGCCGATGATGATTTCTGCCAGACCTTTAAGGTCGGTGTTGTCGTTGTAGACCTCATCGCGGTACGGGAAGATGATGACGTCTGCGTCCTTTTCGATTGAGCTGGAGCCTGCCAGATCGCCCATGTTTGGCCGCTTGTCGCCTCGCCCGTCAACGTTGCGGTTGAGCTGGGCCAGCAGCACCACGGGAACCTTGTTGCGCAGGCAGAACTGCTTCAGCTTACGGGTGACTTCTGCAATCGCGAGGTCTGCACGCTCAGCTTTCGGCATGTCGATAAGGGTCAGGTAGTCGATAGCCAGAAAGCTCAGGCCGCCATCCATGTTCATGCGCTCCGCCTGGCTGATAATTTCGTCGATGGTGAACGAGCCAACCAGAGCATGGTTGTTTTCATCAAGCAGGGTGCCGGTTGCAGTCGTCAGTCGGGTGTAATCCTCCTGAGTCATGCCCAGCGGGTTGCGCAGCGTTCCAATTGACAGCCCGCCACGGTCAGCGATGTGGCGCTCCACTACCTGCGTCTCTGACATCTCCATTGAGATAAGCAGCCCTGTTCCCTTTTGCCGGCCGATTGAGTTAGCGATGTTGATAGCCAGCTCTGTCTTGCCCATGCCGGGACGACCAGCGATGATAATCAGGTCGGTGCGGTCGAAGCCGCCATACTCGTTGTCCAGCGCCTCAATGCCAGTCTGAAGATACAAACCAGACTCAGCGCCCCTCATGCGATCTTCCAGCACATTCAGGTAGTCCTGAATCATGTCTCCAATGCGGCGAGGAAGTTTGTCGTTGGTTTCCAGCTGGAGCTTTGAGGCAAGGCGCGCAGCTTCGGCAATGCTTTCGTTCAGGTTATGCGGTGTAGCGCTGGCAAGCAGCTGTGCTGCCCTTGTCAGCTCTTCAGCGCCTTTGCGAAGCATCCAGCACTGGCGAACCTTCTTGGCCCATGCCTTGATGTTCGCGGCACTCTTACAGGCTGTCGCGATGCTCAGCACGTAATCACGGCTCTCCTGCGGGATGGAGTCACGAACAGTAAACGGGTCGATTGGCTCAGCTTTGTCCAGCAGGGTGACGATTGCCTGATACATGCTGCGCAGGTGGTGATTGGCGAATGCCGCCACCGGGAGCTTGCTGGCAATGTCACGGCAGTCGATATGGTCTCCCTTGATGAGCATTGCGCCGATCAGCTGCTCTTCGTAATCGAGGCTTTCCATGTCATTCCTCCTGGCTGATGATTTTGTCGATCATCTTCTGAGTTAGAGCAGTATCGATGCCGTATTTTTTGCCAGCATCGTTTTTCCCGCAGGCATAATCGGAAGGCGTGTAACCAAACTCGATATAACCATTGATGAACGTGTCAACGTTCTGAGGCGGACGCTTGGTCTCTTTGCAGTGCTCGAGGTGTGATTCGTAGAGTCGCTTAATTCCAGCAAGGGTGGTTTTGCTGATGCTTATCACGCGAGGCAGACCGTACTGTTGAGCTTTGCGGTTCCACGTTGCCTTGAATCGCTCTCGGTCGAATTCAAAGGGCTCAGAAGGTTTTCGCTTTTTCTTTTCAGGCTTATCAGACGAGTCCCCTTCAGGGGATATAGGGGTATTATTTAATTCTTGTTCTAGTAACTTCTTGTTCTGTTCATCGGATGGTTCATCGCGAGGTTCATCGGGTACAGCCCTTGAAGCCGCGCCAGCACTGGGTTTGATGTTATCGCGAGGTCTTTCGCGAGGTTCATCGGGTAAAACAGCCTGATATTCTGCGTAATTTGTTATGCAAACCACTGTTCCGAAACGAGTTCCTTTTGTGGTTATCATTCCCTCTCTGGCGAAGAAGTTAAGCATCCGGGTAACAGCCTGCGGACTCTTTTCCTTGTCATCCTGATCGCGTAATTTTCTCGCCATAATCGCCGCTGTCGTTACAAGCTCGCCGGGCTGAAGATTCCATGTCTTACCGGCAAACTCCACTGTACGAGGCCTATAAGCAGCATCACCGATAAGGCGTATCCACATGGCTAGCTTGGCTGTGTCTTTGGCCCAATCCTTAGACAGAAGGCTCCTGAACAGGGCAAAATGCCCCTGCTTTTGGTTTTCCATCCGTGAACTCCTGCGCTCATGTGCAGCGCTGAAATCGTATAATCTGGCGGTTGTCATTTCATGCTCCTGCGCGGGTCAAAAATTCGGAGGATTTCGTTAAATTGATCCACCGAGAAATCACATTTAAGTAGCTCATCCATAAAGCTATTAGGTAAAAACACGTACCCAGCTTCTGATGGACAGCGTTTAACTTCTTCCCGCGCCTTAGCTTTGAAAAGCTCGAAATCTTTAACGTTACTCATTTGCCCTTCTCCTTCGCTTTGGCCTCTTCCAGAATGTGCTTCAGTTTCTCCGCGACAGTCGGGTTGAAGCCTTTGCAGAACTCGATGCGGGCAAGGTTTTTGCGCATTTCTGCCTGGCGTAAAACGTGTTTCTTTGGCATAATCATCTCCGGGATATGCATCGTGGTTGTTGCCCCACCCTACGCCTCAAAGAGTTCATTGCTCTTTGGGGCGTTTCCTTTTGCGAGAAGCTGCGCCACCTGCCGGGCTAAATGAGCCATCTCGTCATCCACGACACCCCATTCCAGTACTGCCAGAAGCATCGAGAACTTCGGTATCCAGTCTCGTTTCCAGCGGCTTATCTGCGCCTTATCGACACCAACAGCAGCTGCTGTCTTTTCAGTGCCTAACAGGGCGATTTTGTTGAGCAAGGCGCTTTCAATGCGCAATGCCTCGTTGCGTTTCTTTGCATGATCCATTTCGTATGATTCCTTGGTGATAAGTTGTTGTTCAGACGTGACAAAGCCGCAGCTATTGCCACGAACGTTTTGTTGTTTCGTTTGAGTTAGTCGCCACGTTCTCGGTGGCTTCCGTAGGACTTCATGTCCGTTGTAAAAAGAGCGGGTACTGCTAAGCGGCTTTACTTTTTGAAGGTGGGAAAACATCATCTAGAGAACAATGGCATCCCAGCTTCTTTAGGCCTTCAACAATCAGTCGACAATCGTTGAGTCCAGGGGTACGGATATTCAGCTCATAGTTGGCAATTCGTGACTGTCCCCAACCAATCGCCGAAGCAAGAACAGCCTGCGAAACTCCGATTTTCTTTCGCTGCTGTGCAATGTTGTTCATTGCGTTCTCCTTGGCGTTAAACAGAACACCATTACACACAAAATGTGATTAACAGTCAACCTCAATTCGTGTACGGAGTGCAATCACGAACCGTGGTAAATTTATTGGATGAAAACAATGCATGAATTAATCGGGGAAAGGATTAAGTCCCTGCGTGAAGCAAAAGGACTTAGCCAGGTACAGCTAGCCAAACTTTGCGGTTGGGCGGCTCCGTCTCGTCTGGGGAATTATGAGTTAGGCACACGTAAGGTAAGTGCTGACGACGCGGTAATCCTTGGTTCTGCCCTTGGCGTATCACCAGCCAAGATCATGTTTGGTGATGAGTCTGATTCAGTTTTCAAACAATATGAATATCCATTGTTCGCGCACGTCCAGGCTGGCCCATTTGCCGAGGTCGGCAGCTACACGGCCAGTGACGCTAAGGCATGGGTGCCAACGACGAAGAAAGCCAGTGAGAAAGCGTTCTGGCTTGAGGTAAAGGGACATTCAATGACGGCACCACAGGGTGTGCGCCCGAGCTTTCCTGAAGGGATGCTGATACTGATTGATCCGGCTGAACCGGTAGAGTCGGGTGATTTCTGTATTGCATCTGCGAACGGTGACTCAGAAGTAACGTTCAAGAAGTACGAGCTGGACAGTGGCGTTAGTTACCTGGTGCCGCTGAACCCTGCATACAGGATTCTGGACTGCGACCACAGTATCCGCATCATTGGCAAGGTGGTTAAGGCTCAGTGGCCGGAAGAGACGTTTGGGTGATGAAATGAAGATTGGATACATCTTCCCTGCTGTTTGTGGGATAGCAGGGATAGCACTCCTGGTATGGTTCATTGCCAGCGGCGCCTGGATGCCAGGTGCTTAGGCCGGAAGATACGTTTGGGTAAAATGAGGCTGAAGGGTTACAGGCCAATAAGCCTGATTGACTACAGCATCACTTGTATTCATAATCACACTTGAGATTACTAATTAGGTAGTCTGGGAGGTTGAGTATGTACAGCGAAAATAAAGCAGCTCAAATGGCTGGTTACCTACTGTTGAAACGTGGTGGGCGCATGGCATATATCAAACTCATGAAACTGCTTTACCTGGCTGATCGTGAGTATATGATCAGTTATGGCGACTCAATGACTGGTGACCGCGCAGTGTCCATGAACAATGGTCCTGTATTGTCACGAACCTATGACCTGCTTAAGTCAGGCAGCCCTCTTGAAGAATCACCTTGGGATGACTGGATAAAAGGTGAATCGAATTATGAGGTTTCAGTCAAAAAGCCAGTTCATGGGCTTGAAGACGATGATGCTTTCGATGAGCTAAGCCGAGCTGATATAAAAATTCTGGATAAAGTTTTCTCAGAGTTTGGTCATTATAAGCGCTTTGAGCTTTGTGAATTAACGCACCGAATTTGTTCTGAGTGGCAAGATCCTCACGGGTCGTCTGTTGCGATCAATCCAAAATCCATTTTCATGGCTGGCGGGAAATCTGAAGCGGAAGCCGAAGCTCTCCTTGATAGAATGAGAGCGCGCGACCAACTCAAAAAATTCAGCAGTGAGCTAGCATGACAGTTTACTCACCATACAGGAAAGGCACCGTATTGGCCCCTGTTGGTGGGTCTAAACATCTACATATCATTTGTAACGATCCAGTGTACCATCCTGTCCATGGTTGCGAATGCGTACTGGTCGTTAATATCACCACGGTATATCCGGCTCCAGTACACCACGATCCAGCATGTATTTTACGTGCTGGAGAGCACCCATTTGTGCATCATGACAGTTATGTTTTCTATGCCGATGCTATTGTATGGAAAGTCCCTAATGTGGTTTCTAGGGAAGAAAGCGGAGAATTGGAAAAACACGCTGATATGGAAGAAAGCGTTTTTCAGCGTGTACTATCAGGATTCGAATCTTCTGATTTTACACCTAACAAGGTGCTAAAGTTTTATCGCCAACACTGCAAATAAACCCGGCCACAGCGCCGGGTTTTTTATTGCGCCGATCCCCATATGACCGCCACCCTATCTCGTTGATATACCAGTAGAAGATCTCAATACCTTCAGTTTTGCCCGCCACACCGATCCCTATGGTTAACGATGTCATTAATGGTAAACGGTTTACCAATGGTGAACTCGTTGCCACTCCTGCACCCGCCACCGCACCGGGTTTTTCATGCCCACCCCTAAAGCTATCTCCTGCCGTGCCGATAACACTAATGTCCAGAGAGACACGGCCTCAGGGCCGGAACAAGCTGATTGTCCGCATCACTCTTGCCCGCCGTGTGCGGGCTTTTTTTGCCGCTTACGCTTGCAGGTAAAAAAATATCGGCCAATAATGAAAGTGAAATATATCCATCACTTTGCTTGTTGCTCGACAAGTTACCGCCAGCGCTGGTCTGGCGGTTTTTTTTGCCCGCAATCCTGACCTGCACCGTCAGTGCGTCGTCGACAGCAGAGCCAGCGCCATCTGCACTACTATGTCATCTGCTTTATCAGCATAAAGACCTGTTATCTTCTCCTTTATTGCCAGATTAGTTATCGCCCGCCCCTCCCTCAGCAGCTCCATAGTCCCCCTACCAAGAACCTCTCCCACCTCAGGCATCATCTTCCTGTGCAAGTCAGCCACATCTTTGTTTCTCATGCCACCAACCTCCTCCTGTTAAGCCATGAAATCTTAGCACTGAGTCGAGCGCTGTACGGGTTTTTTGCGGCTGTAGAAAAATAAATACACAAAAAAATCACACACATAGCGTGTCATATTAAATTTATACACAATTTGTGATTGACCATTAAATCACAATATGTGAATATCTCTCCATCAGCAGGACGCTGGCGCAGTACGAAACGGATAGCAGCTCTTTGTAACAACGAGCGGGAAGCTCTACGGAAGGTGCCGAGAACGCACCGAACTCAAACAGTGGTTACTGAGTGCATTGTTGCGACAGTGCAGCCAGTAACTAACCGGAGGATTTATGGCGAACATCGTCTATGGCAAATCACTTAACCCTGTTGGAAAAGATAACGCGAAGTCACGCCGCAACGCTCGCCGGGCTGAAGAGGCTATTAAGGCGCGTGAGATTGAAGCGATTCTGGCGAGCGCATTTAGTCAGGAAGCGCCGCAGCGTCGCGTGGAACTGAGCCGCGCTGAGATTGCCTGCAAACGGCCGGCAGCTGACCGCGTAGTCAAGGCTGTAGAAACAGAGACGGAGTATCACAAGCAGATTCTGGCGGGCGCTGAGAAGTATGTCGGCGGCCAAATCGAAAACGGCATGTGCCTGCCGCAAGTTTCCATCTACGCAGCTGGCTATCGCAAATCTAAAGACATCGTAACGGCACGGTAACTATCTATGAACCAGAGCAGAATCACGGCAGCCCGACTTAGGGAGCAACTCACCTACGACGAAGAAACCGGGGTGTTTTGCTGGAAGATTCAGAAGGGATGGAAGTTCCCCGGAGATGTGGCCGGGTACATCCGTCAGGACGGATACGTTTATATCAGGGTTGATGCAATTCTTTATGCCGCGCACCGTCTTGCCTGGCTATACATGTACGGTGAGTGGCCTAAGGAATGCGTTGATCACATCAACAATGTCAAAAGCGATAACAGCAAAAATAACCTTCGAGCTGCTACCAATCAGGAAAACATGTGGAATCGTGTTGCGCAGAAAAATAACACCTCTGGATATAAAGGTGTTGGCTTCAACAAGCAAACGAAGAAGTGGAAAGCCACGATCAAATGCCACGGTGTAAAGATTCCACTGGGCGAATTCAAAACGCCTGAGGAGGCCCACAAGGCTTACTCGGAGGCATCTGAGAGACTTCACGGAAAATTTTCAAATACGGGCCTGTAAGGCCTTTTTACTGGAGCCCACAATGAGCAACACAGACTGGATTATCTGCTGGATAGTCACCGGGGCGCTTATGGTGGCGGGTTATTTATCGAGGGTATGAGATGATTGAATTTAATGGTACAGAAGGCAAATGGACCGTTGTTGATGGTTCATTAGCTGGGAAGCAAGTGATTTCTGAAAGCGCGCCAAAAGTGAGGAGAAATATCGCCTCATGCGGCGGACCAAAGCGCGAGCAGAATGCCAACCTGATAGCGGCGGGACCTGAGCTTTTAGAGGCGCTGCAGGAGGTTGTAAAAGCAATGCGCCAGTACGAAATGGACGTAGGCGAAAGCGCGCCGTATAAGCATCGAATGATGATGGAAAAAGCAGAGTTGGCGCTATCTAAGGCATTGGGCCAGTAACCACTACAGGAGAAAGAGGATGAGTAAGTATTTTGCATACGACCCAGAATGCGGCTTTGAGCTCTTTGAAACTGCCGGAGAAGCTGAATCACACGCTCAAGATGCTATCGATCAGTTTCGAGAAGAGGCCGCTGAAGGCTGGCCTGAATCAGTTGAGGGAGTTTGCTGGGGCGAACTGAAACAGCATGCAGTTGAGAGAACTTTTAATGCTGGGGACGAGGAGGATATTGATAAAGTGTTCTCGGATTACAGCCTGGAAGATATCGAGTAACACCGCAGAGGCGATTCACTGAGTCGCTTCGACGCTGTTACGCACAGCAGGTTTGATAAATCCTTACAACCAGACAGTAGTACTCCCATGGGCGCCGCAATGGCGCCCTTCTTTTTGACACCACCATAAACGAATTAAGGAACCCACGATGAACTATGCCATCGCGGGCGGTGCCGTCGTGGGCTCCGCTCAGTTTGATGAATCACTGTTAGACGTTATCACTCGCCGCCTCCGCACTGGCTGGCGTTCCCTTGTTGACACGCTGAATCAGAGAGGAAATCCCTAATGAACATTCTCCCCGTGAACGGAACCGTGCTGGTTCAGCAGCCCTGTGAGCGCCTCGGAAAGCTCTACGAAGCATCCTTCCCCGACAATAAAGCCGGAATGCACGAAGCATACGTTTGGGCAGCGGAAATCGCTCTCGGGTTCCATGAGAGCCAGAACGAAGACTGGGCTAACTGGAGTAAACGCAATGCAGCATGACGAAGAAGATTTCATCGCCCTGATGATGGGCATGTTGGGTCCGCTGGGCGACCAGCAGGCTTACGAGCAAGCCGCAATGGAAGCGATTGCTGATTACCGTACGGAGCAACAGGCAGCGCAGATGGGGATGACATATGAGTAAGGAATTCTACACCAAGCTGGCCGAGATACAGCGCACGCTGAATGCCCCAAAGAACCAGACCAATACGTTCGGTAAATACAAATATCGAAGCTGCGAAGACATTCTGGAGGCAGTAAAGCCGCTGCTTAGCGGGCTGTTCCTTTCCATCTCAGATGAAATCGTCCTGATTGGCGATCGCTACTATGTCAGGGCTACGGCATCGATTACAGATGGCGAGACCACGCACAGCGCTACCGCAATGGCCCGTGAAGCAGCTGACAAGAAAGGCATGGATGATGCGCAGGTTACCGGCGCAACCAGCTCCTACGCCCGCAAATACTGCCTTAACGGCCTGTTTGGCATTGATGACGCCAAGGACGCCGACACAGACGAGCACAAGCATCAGCAGAACCACGCTAAGCAGGTATTGCAGCCGAAACCCGCACCGACACCAGAAGCCGTCCTGAAGGCTTTCACCGAGGCAGCGCACACCAAATCAACCCTACCTGAGCTGAAGACTGCTTTCGCCAAGGCCTGGCAGATGCTGGATGGCACGCCAGAGCAGGCTAAGGCGCAGGAGGTGTACGAAATCAAAAAGTCAGAACTTGAAGGAGCCACAGCATAATGCCAATCAACACGATCACAATCGCAGGCAACGTCGGGAAAGACGCATTCCTGCGTGTCACCCCTAACGGTAAGCACATCGCGACATTCTCTCTGCCGGCCAAGTCAGGCTTTGGTGACAACGAGAAAACATCCTGGCTGCAATGCAAGATGTTCGGCGCGATGGCTGAGAAGCTTTCAACCTCCATACTTAAAGGCGCGAAGGTCACTGTGACAGGCGAGTTTGTCATCGAAGAGTGGGAAAAGAACGACGGCAGTAAGGCGTCCATCCCTACAATTCTCGTGCGAGATATTGACCTGCCGCCAAAGCAGAACGGCCAGCAGCAGAGTCGGCCGCAGCAGCAGCGTGGTCAATCTACCGAACCTGATTACGACGAATCGATCCCCTTCTGATTTAACCCTCTACTAAGGCACCTGTATGACTTTAACACCGCTCGAATCGGCGCATTACGCACGTCTGTCAGAAATACAAAAGGAAAGGTTTCTGTGGCGTACAGAGCAGATGACGCCGCATCAGAGGAAGTGTCAGCAGGTCGCCTTAGCTGCACAGGAAGCAGCGCAGGCGGCGAGGAGAGGTGAGGAGCACGAGCGCAGATTAACGCCGGTAAGAAAGTATCAGCTCATGGAAGAGCGCCGGTTGCGGCAGGTAGCCAGAGAGACGGCTGTGCGCCCTCCCCTTCCCCGCATCATCGTCACGAAGCCGGGCGTGCTGTGGATGGATTACACGACAGAGCGGCGCGGGAGGTTTGGCGCTGTGGTGCAGGACTAACTATTTCGCCGCTCAGCGGCACAGGAGATGACAGATGAGTGAAGTAGATTATTCATCAGAGATTCTGCGTTGCTTCAGTTACAGCGCAGAGACCGGAGAAATATATCGCATGGTAACAAAGAGGAAGCGAGACACTCCTGGCCAAAGAGCGGAGACCACCTGTGGCACAGGCCATCTGCAAGTAAAGGTACTAGGCAGGAGGATACAGGCTCATAGGATGGCTTGGTTCCTTTTTTATGGAACTTGGCCGACCGGGGAAATCGACCACATTAACGGCGTAAAAACAGACAACCGAATTGAAAACCTTCGTGATTGCTCTAAGTCTGATAACCAATGCAACCGAGGAATGAACCGGAATAACTCATCTGGTTACAAAGGTGTTTATCTGCACAAGAAAAGCGGCAAATGGATGGCTCGCATTGGTAGGCAAGGGAAAAGCTACGGTCTTGGATATTTCTCAACTCCGCAAGAGGCTTACTCAGCCTACTGTGCGGCAGCATCAAATCTTCATGGTGAGTTCAAGGGGGTTTAAATGGAAAATATAGATGACCTGAAGCAGGAGATAGCCGCCCTGCGTCAAAAGCTGGACGCACTGGCGGCGGAGAATGCCATTCGCTCCGTAGCAAGGAAGTGCAGAGCTGAAATCATCAAGGCCATCGACGGCCGGCCCAAGTCTGAACACGACCGCATCATTACCCGCCTTCTCGACAAACACGCCAGAACAATTCAATGCCTCCCGCCCGGTACGTTTCCAGCAAAGCGCTGGTTGTCATTCTATGTGCGGCAGGTGGATAAGGAGATAAGCCAGTGAAAGTTACACAGAGCAATATTCAGCAGTTAGTTATCACTGAGGTCGCCTCACTCGATCCCGTCAAAGTAATGATTGAAAACATCAAGCCGGGCGTCGGCAACATCACTATTACCTGCTTCGGTAAATCATGGACGTCATACTGGGGCGGTATGTCTGACAGGACGATTCAAGAATTCTTCATCGACTGTAACGACTCATACTTGATTAACTGCCTTAGCCGAGGCATTCGTTCAACCATAGAAGGAGAAGATAACGAAGCCAATATTGCTTTCGTGAAAAAGGAAATTTTAAAGCTGCGCCGAGAGAACGAAATAGACCAATTTGAGGCCCGCGAATATTGGGATGAGGCTGATGGTGCGGATGACGTGAAAGACAGGGTTTGCAACTGGCACAGCCATTCATCTCTTCGTAAGGTGTTCGGAGATGAGCCCTGGCACGCCAACTGGCCTACCGTTCCCAATCCTGATTACGAATATCTCGAACGCATTGTTCAGGCAGTACGCGAAGCCATCAAGCAGACCTTAGCAGTTCCAGCCTAATCCCCCTTCCCCCTATTCACTATCGCGCTCTGCGTGAGGAGTTGTTATGTCTGACGAAGAGGTATTAGAGCTGGCGGCTAAGGCTGCAGGGCATCGTACATTCGGATTCGATGAGCAAGGAAGCATACTTATCGACCCTGTGGTTTACACGCCATGGAACCCCCTGAGAATGAACGTCGACGCCTTTCAACTGGCCAGACAGATGGATATGAGCATTCACTACGGCCCGAAGTTAATCCTTGTAACCGAGCCGGCTTGTGCATGCAGCTTTACGGTGGAGATAGATGACCCAAACATCATGAGCCTTACAAGAAAGGCTATCACGCACCTCGCCGCTAGCGTGGGCGAATGGCTGTGAGCACCATCCACGACATATCCCCCGGCGAGTTCCTCATATGGCTCGCCGTTTTTATTTGCTTAGCCGTGGCCTGGTACTGGCCGGATAAGGAGTAGATATGGAAAACGTAATTCAGCTGATGCCCAATAAATGGGTTTCCGAGGCCGTTCTTACCACAGTAACCGGCATGACCAAGCACATGATTCAGCACGCGCGCCGGTCAACCTGGCTTGAGGGGAAGGAGTATCGCCACGTGGCTCCCGACCTCTCGCCGAAAGAAAACAGCCCGATCATGTACTGCCTGCCAGAAATAAATAAATGGATTGAGAAACAGCGCCCGGCGATCCGCCGCCGCATTTCTGCTTAAATGGACTCCCTTTCAACAACGAGGAGCAGTGATGGCTAAATACCCCACAGGCGTAGAAAACCACGGAGGGTTTCTGCGCATATGGTTCATCTATAAAGGGAAGCGAGTCAGGGAGAGTCTGGGGTTGCCTGATACCCCAAAGAACAGGAAGGCAGCAGGAGAGCTGAGAGCCTCAGTTTGTTATCAGGTAAAGACCGGCAACTTCAGTTATCCGGATCAGTTTCCTGACTCCCCGAACGCCGGGAAATATGGCGTAAAGAGAAGACTGGTGACACTGGCAGAGCTGGCCAACAAATGGCTTTCAGTGAAGGAAATGGACCTTACCGCAAACGCACTCAGGCATTACAGGTCATATATCGGTTCGTGCCTGGATGTGATCGGTCATGAAAAGATGGCTGACTCGGTGACACAGGAAGACATACTGATTGCAAGAAAGGAGATGCTGACGGGGATACAGCGACCGCGAGGAAGAAACCCGGCACCGTCCGGAAGAGGCAGAACGGTGCCAACGGTGAATTCATACTTCGCCTGCCTGAAGGGAATGTTTTCGTTTGCCGCCGCAAATGGCTATGTGCAGAGAAACCCGATGGAGACTTTTGCACCGCTGAAAAAATCCAGACCCGACCCTGACCCGCTAACGCGTGATGAGTACGCAAGGGTGATTGCCGCCTCTCCCACCGAGCAGATGACAAATCTCATCATATTTGCCGTTAATACCGGCATGAGGCATGGCGAGATTATCTCTCTGGCATGGGAAGATATCGATACTGTGGACTGGACGGTGAAGATAGTGCGCGGGCAGTCGATGACGAATTACTTCAACCCGCCGAAAACAGACTCCGGCATCAGGACCATTCAGCTGACTGCCCCTGCCATTGAGGCGCTGAAGTCACAGATGGCGCTGACGAGAATGGGTCAACAGCATGAGGTAACAATTCATCTACGGCAGAAGGAGACGACGCGAACTGACCTGTGTACTTTCGTGTTCTCTCCGAGGATCACAACCCGCAACGGAGGAACAGCAGACTGGTACACATCAGGGACAATAAACGCTGCATGGCGAACGATGCTCAGGAAGGCAGGCGTCAGGATGAGGAAGTCATATGAAACGAGGCATACTTTTGCGTGCTGGGCACTTGCGGCAGGAGCCAACCCTAACTTTGTTGCTCACCAGATGGGCCACTCTTCGGCGCAGATGCTTTACAACGTTTACGGTAAATGGATGACCGAGAATAATCACGATCAGGTCGCTATCCTGAACGCTGATTTTTCACAAAATGCCCCACCCATGCCCCACAAGAAAACCGCTTAACCGCAACCCTCTGTATTTATTACAACTTTCTACGTCAATTCTGCTCGCTGTCGATGAACTGTATCGAGCTGGCGCGCAGCTTCGTCTATCTGGCCAACCAGGGCAAAACGGCCGATGGCGCGCAAATCATCACGCCGCGCCAGGCGAGACAGATTAACGCGCTGATGATCACCAGCGGCATGTATGACGGCGCGGGCGAGTTCGCATGGCGCGTCGGCATGCCGGCGAAGTCGGGCGTCGGCGGCGGCATTATCGCTGTCATTCCCAATAAAATGAGCATTGCGGTCTGGTCGCCAGGTCTGGACGCCATCGGCAACTCGCTGGCAGGCTCCGCCGCGCTGGAGCTGCTTAGCGATCGTCTTGGCAGCTCGGTTCTCTAG